TCACGGAGCGTCTAAGGGGTCACTGCTCGTCGGGGCGTCGTCATCATAACGAAACCCCGTCACCCTAAGTCGGTTGATCGTCAGGACCACACGGCCAAGCTCGTCGCTTATAGCGCAAGTCCAGTCCTTGACCGCGATCACCTTCTTTCCGGCCATATGCCTCCGGGGGCTTTACGCGATCTGAAGCCGGTTCACGGAACCTTCGCCGGATATTACAACCAGCCGTGCAACGGCAAACGCGGCCAGAATTATGAAAAACGCCGTGATGTTCAAGAACATCGTTGCCGCAAAGATGCTCGCGCTTTGGTCATAGCAGCTTGCGAATTCCATGACGCTTTACCCCCTTCAAACCTGTTGCATCATGATCCTGCTTCAGAAGAAATTCAAGCAGATGCTAAAATACATGGACGGGGTTCAAATGCGCGACAGCCAATTGCTTGTCCCCCAGCGACTAGTGCAAGGCTGCACGGGGCGCTGACGGTCACAATGCCGTACGCCGTGGCCCCTCAGTCCCTGGTTAATGAAAAACCCGCCACAGGAGCGACCTGCGACGGGCTTTTGGAGTGGCTACATCCCTGAAGGAATCGACCGCTTGTAGTTTTATTGTGAACTGTGTGATCGCGTTAGCCTATGGTGTGATCGCGGAAAGCCTTGGGCCTGCCCGCCTCAAATTTGCGAATACCGAGCGGACACAGATTTACGGATACTGAGACCAGATGCATTTGGTGAGCGCGATGGGATTCGAACCCATGACCTACTGATTAAAAGTTCGTGATTAAACAAACAAAATCAATATGTTATAAAATAGGCCTTTCGATTTCTCGCACGATCGCGTCGGATCATGACCGGCCGCGCGGCGTCGGCCTGGGCTGCAAAGTGGTCAGCACCTGGTCGAGCCGGCGGTTGATTTCGCGGGTTCCCTCGCGGCCTTCCTCGCGCAGTTCCTTCACGTTGGTTTCGATGCGCACCATGTGGCTGTCGAGGTCGACGCGCCGCACATATTCGTCGCGCACGCGGTTGATGCGCTCGTGCAGCGCATCATCGCCTTTCTGGATCTTGTCGCCGGTTGTGCGGTGCGAGGCGACGATCGCCACGATGATGCCGACGATCGTGCCGGCAATGCCGATCAGCGCCGCAAGGTCGGACCCGGTCATCAGATCGCCTTCCAGCAGCCTTGCGCCACGCCATAGCGCCTGGTTGAAACGACCCAGCGCGACAAAGGTTCTTCCTCGGCCGCCAGGCGTGCCGGGCTATTGGGCTTTGGCGGTGGCGTCCAGCCCGCGCAGTTGCTCGCACTCGTCGCGCAACCCGCCAAGCTCAATGCACAGATCAACCCTGCCAAGACTGTCAGTTTCATTGTCGATCCCCGTTCGTTTCTCGTAAGCCTTGACCGTGTCCTGCAGCTGCTCGACGCGGCCGGCGGCGCGGCCGCTGGAATAGGCCCAGGCGTAGAGCCCGCCCAGTAGCGAGCCGGCAAGGAGAAGCGCCCCCAGCGCCTTCCCTGCCGGCGACAGCGCCGCCTTGAGCAGTGCCGCGATCATCCCTCGATGCTCGTGCGCAGATCCCGCACCGCCTGGGCGAGCTGGGCGCGCCTGGCGATGCCGTAGATCCCGAACGCCACGATCAGGCCGATGATGACCAGCTGCACCCGGAAATCGAGCCCGCCGAACGCGGCCAGCGGCGCGCCGAGAATGGTCAGCAGCCAGGTCCAGAAGGTCTTGGTCCTGGTCACCGGCTTGTGCAGCTCGCCGGGGTCGACCACGACCGGCTTTTGCACCACCACAGGTTCGGTCACAGGCGGGGCGCTGGGAGGCGCTTGCGGGGCAGGCGCGGGCTGCGGATCCGCCGGAGCCTGCTCTTGCGTGCTGGCGGGCCTGCCTGCGGCGCGCAAGGCCCAATCCGGCAGAGACGGAGCGCCGCCCGCCTGGTGCCAGGCATCGAGCGCGACGGCCGCCCACTGGTTGCGGCTCTCGTAGTGCTTCACCCCGGCCGCCTCATAGGCCAGCTCGAAGGCCTTGACCTTGGCATTCAGCGTGCGCGCCGCCTGCAGCTTGCCGATCGCCGCGCGGTACGGGCCTTTCAGCTCGGAGAACAGGAAACCGTAGTTCGCCTGGTCGCTGGTGCCTGGCAGGCCGGCGCGCTGGCAATAGGCCTCATAGCTGCGCCGGCGCGGGCCGGTCCACTGCGGCCAGCCATAGCCGCCGCGCGAGGAAGGCACGGTCGGCTTGGCTTCCTGCAGCGAGGCGAAGCCGCCGCTTTCATGGCCGAGATTGCCGAGGATTGCGGCGGAATCGTCCAGCCCGATTTTGAAGTCCCTGATCAGCAGCGCCATGATCCACGGCGCCTTCGAACGAAACAGATCCTGTGCCTTGCCCTTGCTTGCCATCGTGGCCCACCTTTGTTGTTGGTGAGCCGGAGGCTAAGGCTGTTGGTGAATCGTCAATTGCGCTGGAAGAGTAGCGAGCTATGGTCTAGGCATTCGGCACTGTTCTACTTTTGGGAGGCACAAAAAAAGTGTGGCACGCTGGTCTGACCTCGATCCTTTCCCATTTTCCATTTCCGGCATGGGCTTTCCTGTCGGCCTCACCAAGTCCCTTAGCCGCGACCTTTAAAAACAAGCGCGATTTTGCGTCTGTCCCAAATGCCGTTACTTCCGTCCTTGAGATCGGCCCTTTCAACAATCCTTGCGTGCGAGGGGAAAACGTAAGCTACTTCGATGTCATGACCACCGAGCAGCTGCGCGCGCGCGCCATGCAGGTCGGATACGATCCTTCAACCGTTCCCCACATTCGCTACGTCTCACCGGTTGGCGACCTTGGCATAGTGGCGGATCAGTTCGACGCCGTCGTGAGTTGCCACTGTATCGAGCACCAGCCCGACTTGATCGCCCATTTCAGACAGGTTCACCGCATACTGCGGCCGGGCGGCAAGTACTTCCTCGACATACCGGACAAGCGCTATTGCTGCGATCACTTCCTGACCGAAAGCAGCCTGCATTCGATCATCGAGGCCAAGGGAGACACAAGGCACCCGCTGACGAAAGTCATTGAGCATCGAGCCTTTACCACCCACAGCGAAGCCTGGCGCCACTGGGCTGGCGATCACGCAAGCCCCAGTTATTTCGATGCCATCATTCCGTTTGCCGCCAAAGCGTTGAAAGAATACCAGGATGCCCAGGGCGGGTATATCGATGTGCATCGCTGGCAATTCACGCCGGCGAGTTTTCGCGACATCGTTGTAGGCCTGCGGCAGAAAGGGGAGCTTGCTTTCAATGTCGTGGAAGTCAACGACACGGCCCCTGGCGACCTGGAATTCACGGCCGTGCTGGAAGCCGCCTAGATCATTTCCACAGTCAGCTGTGCGTCGCCCGCAAGCACGTCGGAGTTGCTGCCCGAGGCTTGCCCGGCCAGTGCGATCGTGAGCGTGCCGCTGGCCGTCACCTCGACCTCGGCGGATACCGAATGCGAGACGGTGGCGCTGACCGCTTGAGCCGTACGCTCGACCCAGCTGGAACGGTTGCCGCCAAACGCCGCCGTGGCCGATCCCGATTTTGCCAGGATGGTCAGGAAGTCGCCGGCCGTGCCTCCCTTCGTCGTGTTGATCATGCCGGTCACAAGGTAGCGCTCACCCTTGTTGACGTTGAGCGACGGCGTCGTAACGACGGTCGTCTGTGCCGCCGTGACGGTGATGGCGTTGTTCCCGGCAGAGAAGATCTTGCGACCATCGCCGATGCGCCGGTTGGCGTTCGAGGATGTGTCCAGATATTCGGCCACTGTGGCGCCGGTGAACGCACCATTCTGGCGGATATTGCGCGTCTCGCAATTGGCCGCCGTGCCAGAAATAGCCACGGTGCGCGATGGCTTGTCATGCGTGATGTCGTCGATCGTGCACGAGTCCGAATTGACAATCTGCACGCCATCCCACTCGCCGTTGACCACGGCGCTGGTGGAGGCATTATTGATCAGAGTGAGGTCGCGGACCTTGGAGTAATGGCAACCGTCAAGTTTCACACCCACAGTTGCCAGCGTTGCTGTCTGATACTTGTAGATCAGCATGTCGAGAATTTTCGCCTGTGGAGCGTTCTGCATGTCCACGCCGAACTCAAAGCAGTTGATATGACCGCCCTCGATCCGCACCCACGGGCGCTGTGAGGTGTAGCGCACCTTGACGCCGGCCAGGACGCCCACCATCACCGGTTCGGTGACCAGTAAGCCTTCAACTTCGCCCGACGCAGACACACCTTCCTGCGCATGATCGACCCGCGCCTGCATGATGCGAATATCGCTGGGGATCGCGCCTACCGAGCCAACGACGCGGATCCCATAGCGCATCTTGTTGAAGCTGCGAAAATCGGTGAAACCGGTATCCCGGCGGCCCGTCACGGAAGGGCGAACGATTTCAGGCCGGTGAACGTCCGTCAGCACGATGCCATCCTGCCAGCCATGGGACGTCAGAACCTCGCCGCGAATGTCAGGATCGATGATCCGGCACCGCGGCTGGTTTCGGTTGTTGGTGCTGTCGACTGTCCCGTAGGTGAGCTTGAGCGCCGCCCCGGTTTCCTGCCCGATCGTCGTGAGTGTCGGCGACGTGATGTGTGTGGCGTGCTCGAAATTATCCTGCGATATCACCAGGCCATCGGTCGCGCCGGTGCCGAATACAATACGACCGGTGCCGAAGTTTGCCGCCAAGATAAAATCCATGTTCGAGGCGGACAGCGTCCCATTGCAGTAGAAGCCAGGCCCGTTCGAAATAACCATCGGCAGGCCGGTCAGCTTGGCAATGTCGATCATGCGTTGCAACGCGACCACGTTGTCTGTGCTGGTGCCGGCGACGCCGGTCCAGTCAGAGACGCCGCCGAACATGCCGGGGTTAAGGTAGTCCGTCTGCCGCACCCAAGCGCCGACCGTCGCCGCGACGCTGTCGGCTTTCAGGAACATCCCTTCCACAGTATCGGCGGCAATCTGCGCCGAGAAGTCGCCAAGCGTCCAGACGAACTGCCCGCTGCGCCGCGCCTCCGTAAGCAGCACCGATAGGCCGGCTTGCGGCACCAGCGCCTTGATCAGCGCCCGCGTCGACAGCGAGCCATTGAGCCGGAGGGCTACCCACGCCTCGGCAAAGGTCGCAAGTGCAAGCACGCTCGCCCACAACGCGGCAAAGCCGGGAATAAGCGATTGCAGCACCTGGGCGGCAGTGCGGGAAATCCAGTTGGTGTCGGCACCGTTGCGCTGCAGGAAGGTGTCGGCGCCCGGCCCGGGCGGCAGACCCACGGATGCGACCGTTGCGGCATCCGGCGTCATCGGCACCAGATCGCCGCCGGCATTGAACGCCGGTACCTGCCCTGCCAGACCGCCGACGATCGTGATCGGATCGGCGCCCACATTCACCCGCACCGCCCGGTCGACATCCCTGCGCAATTCGCTCTGCGCGCTGGCCTGCTTGGACAGTTCCTTTTCCAGCTCGGCTGCCACCAGCACGCCGGCCTTGGTCACCGCCACGCTGCGCTCGGCCGTGCGGCGCGCCTGGTGGTACCAGCTGGTCGAGGCCGGCACGGCCGCGCCGAAGGTCACCGAGAACGTATCGTAGGCGGCGGCCGGATTGGTCTTGGCGATCGTGCAACTCGCCGTCACATCGGTGTAAACCGTTTCGCCGGTCGCCTTGGCCCACACCGTCACGTCGGCGGTGTCGAAGATCTTGTAGAGCGAAGGCCCGAACGGGCCGACCGTGCCATTGCCAACGGCAACGGCCGATTCGCGCTTCTCACGCGGCAGAATGTAGGGGGTCGCGGCCATGGCAAATCCTCATGAAATGAGGCTGCAGCATGGCTTGCGCGCGCGCGCGTCAATTGCTCACTGCGGCGTGTATCGACCGGGCTTGACGAAATACGGCGTGCCGTTCTTTTTGGCGAGGCCGATCTTGGCCTTGAAGCTCTTGTCGGCCTCGGGGTCGAGCAGCCATTGCAGATTGTCGAGCACCAGGCGGTTATACGCGCCGCGCGTCGCCCAATGCGAAGCGAGGAAAGGCGTGTAGCGGCCGAGGTAGCGCACCGCGTTGCGGCCGACATTGGCCTTCTCGCCTGATGCCACGGCCTGCAGATTGCCGACCGTCAGCCCCAGCGTGTCGGACAGGAACGCCGGCACCGGACCGGCCAGCGCTTCAGTCATCGTCTGGCCGAAGCGGTTTTCGCCGGCCTTGACGAAATCGCCGAACAGGCCGAAGCCGCCACCCTGCAGGCCGGCGCGGATCCAGAAACTGCGGTTGGTCGCCGGGTTCATGTCTTCCGGTTTCTTGCCATCGAGCAGGCTCTTGAGCTGCATGTAGAACGCGCCTCCAAGCGTCAGCGGCACGGCCATGGCGGCGAAATAGGCCAGGCCGGAGCGCCGGCCCTTGCCGCCGCCGCGCAAGGCCGCCATTTCGCCGATCGCCTCGAGCTGCAGCGCTGTGAAGGAAAGGCCAAAGCTCTTGTACTGCAGGAAGTAATCCAGCAGCTCGCCGCCCAGCGTGCCGCGCTCTGCCTTGCCGGTGATCAGTGAGCGGGCGTTCGGCGTGCCTGCTGGCACCGACCGTTCCGACCAGCTGGTGATCACTTCCGAAAGTTTCTCGGCCGCCGCCCGGTGAGCCAGCGCCTTGGCCTCGGCCATGTGCGCCGGAGACTGCAGTGCGCCGCCCGCCATGTCGAGATAGGTCACCGCGCCGCCATTCAGCTCGATCTGGCGCTGGGTGACGAAGCCGGCCGGGTCGGCCGACTGGCGCCAGATTTCCCAATGGTCTGATGTAACGCCGAAACCTTCCAGCGCGGTGCGAAAACGCGGGTCGAGCTGGGCGAAATTCTTGTCGGCCATGTCGGCAATGTGCTGTTGCCAGGCGCGCGCCTCGACCAGCTTGCGGCCGACCGTCAGCGGCTGCAGCCCCGACCAGGTCACGCCGCGATCGGCAATCCAGCGCGACCACTCGGCGCCGACGGCCGGGCCGGCAAAGCGCAATTCATCCTGCATCACGTGCAGGTAATCTTCCCAGATGATGCCCGATCGGTAGATCTCGCGCCGGCTCTGCCCCGAAATCTGCTGCAGCATCTTGCCCATGGTCACGGTCACCGGCAGGCCGGCCAGCTTGCGCGAAGCGCGCGCGACGAAAGGATCGGTGCCGGCGGCAAGGAACACCGTGCTGCCCAGCTGCGTGCCGGTCAGCGCGTTCTTGAGGCTGGAGGAAAAATTTGCAAGGCCGCTCGCCACTTCGCCCCGGCCGCGCATGTTCTGCCACAGGCTGTCGATGCGGTATTCGGCCACCTTGGCCTGACTGTTCTTGAACACCCTGGCCTCGGCGGCGAGGTTCGGCAGGCCGGCTTCCTTCTTGCCAATCTCGTGGCCGACCACCTGTTTCAGATATTCGACCATGCCGGCCGGGTTCGGCCCGAGAATTTCCATCGAGGCAATGTCGCGGGCCATGCCGTTGACGTGGTTGAAGATCGCCTGCACCACGTCGCCGCGGCCGAATTTCTTGTTGTATTCCGCCCAGCTCGCGGCGTCCTTGAACACAAGGAACCGCTCTTCCTGGCGCTGGGTGGCAATCGCGCCAAGGCCGCGCCGCACCGCTTGCGGCGTCATGTCGGCGCGGCCCTGGCTAACGATGGTCGAATAGACATGGTCAAGCGCAGCGTCGATGCCGGCCGCGCCCACGGGCTGGCCGGTCAGCGGGTTGATGATGCGGTCCGCGTCGAGCAGCGGCCGGATCGCGGCTTTCCAGCCCTCGCGGCCGGCGGCCTTGACAAGCAACCGATCGTGGCTGTGCGGCAGGCCGAAGTTTTCGAGCTTGCCGATCGCGCCGCCGGCGGCGTTGAAGCGCTGGCGCAGGTCCTCGAACACTTGGGACACGGCGCGGGCCAGCTGCTTGGCGGTGGCATCGCCTGACGCCTCGCCGTGCAGTTCCTTCACCAGGTCGCCTTCGATCGCCCGGTTGGCGCGCTTGCCGAGAAATCCCTTGCGCTCGAAGGTCAACATCACTTCGTCTAGGTTCTTCTGCGCGCCTGCGATGATGGCTTCGGTGCGGCCGCGCACGCTCGATGCGCCGCGAAAGCCGTAATGCGAGAGCAGCGCCATCGCGCCTTCGAACACGTTGGCGTTGCCGGCGCGGTCGCGGTAGCCCTGCAGATAGGTCTTGATGCCGATGCGCCGCGCCTCGGTCAGGTCAGCCCGCCGGCGCTTCTCGCGCGCCTCGGCCATCAGCTGCATTTCGAGATCCTTGCGCGCCCGCGCCTTGGCCGCGTCCTCGCTCATGCCGTTGCGATGCTGCGCGAACTTGCTGTCGAACTCATCCGACAGATAGGCCGCCTCTTCCTTGGTGATCGCCTTCTGGTCGACGGCGGAAATCAGGCAGTCTTTCAGGCCCATCAAACTGCCTCATAAGTCGCGTCGAAGATATCAGGCTTGCAAGGGTAAAACTCGCCGGCAACGCCCCTGATGATCCAGTCGCCGGGGGAAGCAACGTGCTTGGCGCGGCGGTCGGCCCCATCTTCTAGCGTCGGGATGGTGATGTCGGTATCGTGGAAAATCCAGCCATCGACATTCGCTTTCTGCTGGGCGAGCCAGTTCATCACTCGGTTGTTGTCACCCTTGCCTAGCCACCGGATGGCTTCGATGACGACGGGCTTCTTGCGATATTTGGCCATGGCTCAATCCTTGCAACTGGCAATGAGGTCGCCGAAAAACTCGGTCCTGTCGGCATCGGCGATCATGGTTTCATGCGTGGCGTGTAAAGTGGTGCCGTCCGCTTCCTTGGCCGCCGGCATGGCGTCCCAGATATCGAGCTGCTTGCGCGATTCCAGATCGAACAGGCCGCCCTCGGGCAAAGCCTTGTCGCCGCCTTTCAACGGCTTGGCGCCCTGCGCTTCGAGCTTTTCCTTGGTCGAAACGGGTTTCACGCCGTCGAGCAGCGTCTGTTCGCCGGCGGCCGTGGCTTCACTGTCGGAGGGTTTGCGAGCTTCCTGCAGCACCAGGGCAGCGGTGTCGGCCGCTTCCGGCGTGGCCGGCTCCGGCGTAGAGCCCGGCTGTCTTAGGCCTTGCGGCTCTTCATTTGCGCCAGCACGCGATAGCTCTTGGCCATGCGCTGCATCTGCGCCGCGTCCTCGGGGTGCGCCGTCGCCGCCCGTTTCTCCAGCCGCTCGGCCAGCGCCAGCGATTGCGCCGCTGTCTTGCCCGGCCTGGTCAAAGAATGGGATGTCTGTGGCATCGATCGGTTCCTCTCCGCGCTCCGAAAGCGCGTCGGCATAATTCCTATAATCCTCATCAAGCGCGCGCTCAAGCGCCGTCACCGCGTCGGTTTCATCGTCCACAAGGGCGGCCGCCCTGGTCAGCACCGAATCGTCAATCTGGTGATCGATGCCGAGTTCATCGGCCGCGCCCTGCACTTCATCGACCACGCGGCGGAATGCGTCCTGCCGCTGCCGGCCGGCCTGGTACTCCTGCCAGTCGAAAATCCGGCCGCCGTCGTTGCGCGGCGAAAACACCGGCTCGCCGCCATGCTCGCGCTCGATCGCGCGCAACAGATCGTCCGGCGTCGAGCGCGCCACGGCCGTGGCCGGGTCGCCATAGAGGTGATCGAAATAGCCGGCTTCGGCCGCCGCCTCGCGGGCGTAGTCAAGGCTCTTGCCGGTCTTGCGCACCAGCGAGCCGCCGCCGGGAACGAATTTGCGCGACAGCCCCAGCGAGGCTATCGCGCCGCCTTCGTCCTTGACTCCTCCGACCGATCGGCTGGCGAGAAACTGCATCAGGCTGACAGGGCGCGGCGGCGCGGCGCCAAACGGAAATTCCGACTGCACGATGCGGTCGGTCGCCTCGGCGCGCAGCTGCGCGTCAGGCCCGTCCGCCTCGCGCAAGGCCTGCGAGGCCAGCCGCTCGGCCTCGCCTGCGTCCATGCCGGCCGGTGGCGGGCCGAAGGCTTCGGCATCGAGGTGCGGTTGTTCGGCCGCCAGCTCGGCCGCACGGGCGCTGTCGGCGTCGAGCTTGACGCCGAGCGCGTCGGCAATCGCCTTGGTGTCGCCTGCCTCTGGCGTGCCCGCAGCGGCCCGCTGCAGCGCTTCCTCGGGCGCGGCCTTGCCCAACAGCCGGAACACGGTGCGCCCGCCTTCCAGCAGGCCGCCCAGGCCGCCGCCGAACAGCGTCGCCAGCCCGACCTGGCCGAGCGAGCCGCCGACGCTGTGTTCCAGCCCGGCGCGTTGCTTCCAGTCCCAGCTGGACGCCTGCACGCCGGCCTCGATGCCGCCATTGACCGCGCCTTCGGTGAACACCGATTCCAGCAAGCGCCAGCCGAACGAGCGCGCCGGCGAGGAAATGCCACCGCCCAGGAACATGGCGCCGATCTGCATGGGGTCGCGGATCGAACCGGCGATGCCGCCGCCCAGATTGGCGCCCAGCTGGCGCAAGCCGCCGACGCCGGCGGCATCCGCCCGCGCGGCCGCCTTGCCGGCCGCCGCTTCCGCCCCGCGCGCGATCGCCGCTGCGTCATCACCGATCGGGCGATCGGCGCCGATGATGTCGGCGAATTGCGGCCGTTCGCGCGCCAGCGCCGTGGCCTTCTCCTGCCAGGCGGCTTCGCTGCGCTGCATTACCGCCCACGGATCGCCGCCGGCGTCGGAGATTCGCGCGCCTTCCTGCAAATCTTCGGTCGAGAAATCGCGGCGCGGGTTCGGCAGTTGCACGCCGGTGGCGTCGAAGATCGCCTTGTTGCGGCGATCGTAGGCCTCGCCAAGCGCCGTATCCTCGGCGTTGGAGTTTTCCTTGTAGCGCTGCAGCTCGCGCGTGGTGTTCCAAAGATCGTCGGCCGCCTGGCGCTGTTCGTCCTCATGCGCCATCGTGTCGGTGAAATTCGGCGCGAAGGTCGGGTTTTCCCCGAATTGCGTCTTGTAGAGGAACATCAGCGAAACGCTCCCGGGACACGCGGCGCCAGCCGGTCGCGCAAGGCGACGATGTCGAGCACGTAGGGCTTGCCGTCGCTGCCCATGATCCATTGCGGGTCGTTGCCGCCGGGATCTCCGACCGCGAAAGCAAAGCCGCCATTGACCGCGACCGGCCGCGCGCCGCGCAACGTCGCTGCCCCGCCCTGCTGGACGCGGACATTGCCGAACCGGCCGGCGGCGATGCCGCCCTTCGGCTGTACCTTCAGCGCGGCAAGATCGTCATCGGTCACCGCGCCAAGCACCTGGTCGAACATGTCGGCGCGGATTTCGTTCGGCACCCACACCTTGGCGCCACTCGAAAACCAGCCGGCGCCGGTGTCGGTAAAGCCGCCATACTGCACGCCGCGATCGTAGACAGCGCCGGCGGCTTCCTGCAGCGCCTGGTCCTGCACGGCAACCGCTTCGTCCGACGTCGGGTCAAGCCCTTCCTCGGTGATGCGCTTGCGCGCGATCGAGGCGGCGGCGCGGCCGATCTGCAACGCGTCTTCCGGCTGGGCGGCCAAGGCCGAGCCGACCACGCCATTGAAGCGCTGCTGCGCGGCGTCGGGCTTCAGGCCCTTCATCTGCTTGCCGTCCGCGCTCTTGCCGTAGCCCGCAATGACATCCTCGGCCGCCCGCTGCGAACCGTTGACGGCAATGATGGCGCCGGCCTCGGCGATCATTGGCGCATCCTTGCCGAACTCGGACAGCACCTGCGGCGCCGAATTGCCGGCGCCGGCGACGATCGCGCCAGCCATGGCGGCGCCCTTGCTCGGGTCGGCCTTGATCGCTTTCGACAGCGCCAGCGCCTCGCCTGATTTGAGATAGCGCGGCGTCACGCCGAGTTCCTTGGCGGCGTCCTCGGCCGACTGCGCCCGCTGGGAGACGATCGAGGCCATGTCGTCGGGCGTCTGCGCGTCGGTCAATGGCGGCGTCGGCGGCACGATGCCCTGCTTTTCGGCGTAGCTGACGCTGTCCGTGGTGATGGCCTTGCGCTTGGCGTCGAGCATCTTTTCAGCAAAGGCCAGCGTGCGCCCCTGCTCGGCGGTGGCATTGTCGCCATACTGCTTGCGCAGGCCGGCGACATGGGCCGTTGCCTGGGCAAGGCTCATGTCGTTGATGGCGCGCGCGGCGGAAATCTTCGAAAACGTCTCCTGCATGATCGCCTTGCCGCCCGGCGTGGCCGACGTGTCGAGCATCATCTGCGACAGCTCGGCCGGGTCGATCTCAAGGCCCTGCTGCAGGCGCAACGCCATCGAATCGCCGCGCTTGCGGAAATCGGTCTCCTGCCGTTTGGCCAGGCTGCGCTTCTGCTTTTCCAACTTGTCGAGGCCGGTCGACAGCGTCGACCAGCCATCGCCGTCCAGCCCGGCAATGCCGCCATCGGCGAAGTCGGCGGTCATTTCCTTTTTCATCGTGGCGATGCCGTCGGCGTCCAGCGTCTCGGCCTGCTTGGCGTAGTAGGACAGCGCCGAATTGCGGCGGCTGACAATCTTGGCCTTCTCGGCGTCGTCGGGCGCCAGAATGCCGCGCCGCACCGCGTCGTCGTAGTGATCGTCAATCGCCGCCTGGTCGGCCGCCACGGCATTGGCGGCGTCGGCGCTGCCGGGGTCGAAGTCGGCCAGCCGGCGCTGCTGGTTGGTTTCCAGCTCGTTGGTGCGATCGATGAACGAGGCGCGGTCCTGCGCTTCCACCTTGCGCGCCAGATTTTCGCGCGCCTGCCCCATGTAGCTGCCGGCCAGGCGGTCGAAGCCCACTTCGTAATCCGCCTGGATCTCGGGAAAGACGTGATCCTTGGCCAGCGCGCCCTTGAGGTCGCCCAGCGCCTGCTGCAGCTTTACTGGATCGTCGCGATACTTCTGGAAAACCTGTTGCGTGGTCGAGCGCATTTCACTGTCGACCATCTGCAGATAGGTCTTGGTGCCGGCCTCATCGAACGCCCGCCCACGAATCGTGTCGGTGCCGGTCGGCCGGAAAGTTCCGCCGCCGATCGTGAATTTGTCCGGCGTCGCCGGCGCCGGATTGGTGGACGCGGCAACGCTCGCCGTGGTGTCGGGCGCCGGCGCTGCGCCACCGGCCGCTGCCACCGCCGTGCCGTAGACCGACCTTGCCGCCGCCAGGCGGTGTTTCCAGCCCAGCGCGCCGGTCGGGTTCTGCGGCGTCCAGCCCTGGGGCCGTTCGAAACCGACAGCCGCGGCGGTCGCTTCCTCGACCGTGCGCGCGGCGGCAAGGCGGCGGCCGGTGCCGGCTTCCGATGTCTTCAGCTCGTGCATGGCGAAGTCGAGCTGGGTTTCGAAATCGTTGACCGGCTTGCCGGCATTGGCGGCGAATGCCTTCAGATTGCGCGCGCGGCGGCCGTTCCACTGGCCAATTCCGATCGAGTGCGACCCGTCGGCGCCGTCATTGCGGTTGATGGCGTCGACGTTGAAATTGCTTTCGGCGGCGAACTGCCCGATCAGGCCCGAGGCGTATTCGTTGGACACGCCGTATTTGCTCATCAGATAGGCCTTGCCGCGCGCCGCAAGTCCCGAGCGTGAACCGCCGGCGGCCTTGGCGCCGGTCTCGCCGACCGAGACTTCGCTGCCGTCGCTGCCGGGCTGGAAATCCGCTGTCGGCCGCCCTGCCAGCGCCGCTTGCTCGCCGGCCATGGCGCCCTGCCGTTCGGCCTGGCGATCGGCGATCTGGCCCGCTTGACCGGCGAGGCGAAACAAGCCCTCGCTGGCGCGCTGCAGCAGGCCGCCTCCCGGCCGCTCGACGGCAAGCAGGCCATCGGCAAGCACGGGTTCGGTGCGGAACGGGCGATAGGAAACCGGCTCGCGTTGACGATTAACCATTGAGGGCCTCCGAAATGGCGGCCGCGACTGCGGCCCGGCTGTCGTCAGCCGCCCCGCCGGAGCGCCTGCGGCGCGTGAGGCAAAGAAACATGGGTCAGCCCCGCTGGTTGAAGGAAAGCAAAGTGTCGGCGCCGCCAGTCAGCGCGTTGAGGATGCCGCCGGCCTTGGCCTGCTTGGCCATGGCGCGATAGTTCTTCGCCCGCTCGACTAGGCGCGAAATCCGCGTCTGTTCGGTGCCAGTCGACGTGGTCAACCCAAGGTCGGCCTCGCGGTAGGCATCGGTGCGCGCCGCCTTGGCGGTGCCGAACGACAGGTCGACGCCCGACGCGGCATAGGCCACGTCCTCGGCGCCCAGCGCGTCTGCCATCTGCTTGCGGATCGAGGTGCGCCTGCTGATGCCTTGCAACGTCTCCAGGCTCTGTTCGCTCTCGGCGTCGTTCGCCGCCATTTCGTTCTGCGCCGCCTCGGCATTGCCGGCGCCGACCGCTGACACGATGCCAAGCACCGTAGCCGTGCCCTGCAGCAGCGAGGCCAGCGAAATGCCCGACGCCGCCGTGGTGCCGGCCGCCGCCGTCGTGGTCGCGGCTGTTGCGGCCGTGGTGCCGGCAGCGGCCGCGCCACCGCCAAACAGGCTTGTCAGTCCACCGGCAAGAAGAGCGACCATCAGAGTTTCGTCCCCATGGCTATGTCGCGCACGCGAAGCTCGCCGGGGCGAACCTGCGTGATAACGGCGGTTGTGCCCTCGACCATGCCGAGAAGGCCGGCGGCTGTGACCAGCTTCGTCTTCAGCGGCATCGGCGTGTCGGTCGGGTCGTTGGTGTCATGCAGCGGCACGTCCTGCGGCGTCTGGCCATTGGCGCCGATGGCGATCGAGTCGGTGTCGGCGATGTTGACGTGCATGGTGTGGATGCGGCCCGGCCGCAGGATCACGTCATCATTGCCGGTCACCAGCACCTGCGGCATCGATTCCCAGCGCGGCGGCACCCATCGGCCGACGAGCGCGGCCGCATAGGCATCGCCAAGCGCGATCGAGCCGCCCGCGACGGTGAACGGCCCCAGCACGTAGCCATCGGCCTTGGCCCACAGCTCTGCCCCTTCCTCATACGGCAGGCCGGAAATCACGCCGGCAAGGTCGGGCGTCACATCAATCGCGTCCTGCAGGTAGATCGAGGTGTCGTAGATCTCGATCGAGGTGCGGCCGGTGCGCTCGATTGCCACCCACAGGCGGTTCTTGCCGTCGACGCCGATTTCGCGCACCAGGCCACCGGCCGCCGCCAGCCATTCGCAGAAGCCGACGATTTCCTGATTGCGGATCATCTGCCCGGCGACAAGCCGGCCGTCGCCGCGCATCAGCCAGCCCTTCGAGGCGTCGAGGTCGGTTTCCGGCCGCTGCGATGCCGCGCGAATGACCTGGTCGACCAGATGCGAGGCGAGCAGCGATATCGGGTCGGCGTTGAAGCTGGCGCTGGCCGATGTCACCGTTTCCGAGACGCGCAGCACCTGCTTGCCGCCGCTCGAGGCGAAGGCGAGCCCCTTGGGCGTGATGGCGACGTAATAGACTTCGCCTTCGAGCGTGAACGGCCGGCAATTGGGCTGGGCGCCGATCTCGCTGGCCAGCACGAAATTCAAGGGCGTGTTGCGCTCGATCGTGCGGTTGGAAATGAAGTACACGCCGCGATCGGTGAACACGAACATGTACGTCGATTCCTTGACGTGCAGGATGGCTTCCGAGGTCTGCGAGCGCAGCTTGTCCAGCCGCGCAGCCGCATCCGTGGTGCCCTCGATGTTGAGATCGAAATATTCGCCGATGCGGCTAAGCGCCATCGCGCCGCCCACCGCCGGAATGCGGAAATAGTCCATCCGGTCCTGCACCAGCACAGCGCCGCCAGGCCAGCCGCGCGCGGTCGAAAACACCGCCTCGGTCTCGGTCTTGCCGATCTGCGTGTGATAGGGCAGCACCGAGGCGTCGGCGGTGTTGGCGATGATGGCGGAAAACTCGTATTCCTCGCCGGACAGGTCGCCGCCGAAGGTGACGCTGAAATTCTTGAAGCCGGAAAAGCCGGTGCCGGCGGCGACGGTGAGGCCGCTCGACATGGTCGGCAGCGCACGGATCGCGGTCTGCACCTGCGTCGCGAACAGCGGCCAGTCGGGCGTGTCGGGGTCGATATCGGCAGGCGCGCCGTCGCCTGTGCGCGGCACGAACACCGCCGGTGTCGTTTCGCCGTTCACCGTCACGCTCAAGCTGACATAGCCGACGCTGCTATCCCAGCGGATCGAAAAGTCCCACTTGTCGTCAGTCTTCGCATAGTCCCCGCCAAGATCGGCGCTGGGCACCGGATCATAGGGCCAGAGATCCGCACGCCAGTCCTGCAACTGGCCAGGCGTGGCCAGGAACAGCCGCACCGTTTCCAGCGTGGCGTGGAAAATGCCGATCGTGCTGGCCTCGCCGTAAAAGCCGAGGTCGGGCAGCATCGCGGCCGTCACTGTCGGCAGGCTAGCCGAGCCGACATAGCCGGCGCTTTCGGTGAAGAAATCGGCAATCCCGGCCGTCACGAAACAGGCCAGGGCATCGCCCTGGTCGGTGGTCAGGTCGACAAAGCGCGGGCGTTCGGCCGTGCCGCTCTCGAAGGAGGCCGCGACGGTCAGGCCCGAAACCGTGGTGGCGGCGAGTGAAAAGGTGGCGCGGATGCGGATCGAGGTCGCGGCCTTCTGCGCGCCCGGCGCGAACGCCGCCAGCCGCGTCACTGGCGTGCCGGTCTTGACCGCGAACGGCCCGGCCACTTGCACCCAGACGCCGCCGACGAAGGCTTCGCAGACAAAGGTCGCGGTGCCCTTGTCGATCGCCAGCGCCGACATCAGCACCGTCGCGACGGTCCCGGCCACCGTGCCGGTCCAGATGGTTTGCGTTCCCGTGTGCGGCCCGAAGGTCGGCGTCGGGCTGGTGATGGCACGCGCGGAGAGCGCCCGGCGCCATTCGCCCTTGCGGCGCGAGCCACCCATGCGGCGGTAACCAGACTGCGGCACGGGCTCGACGCCCTTGAACGCCAGCCCGGCCGAATAATACTGCTTGATGTCGACGCGGCTTTTCGCTTCCGGCGTGAATTCGCCGGCATTGCAGGAGCGCGTGGGCGATGCCGGCCGCGCTACCATTTGCCGTACCAATCACCGCCGCCGGTGCGGCCGCCCTGCAGCATGTCGGTCGTTGCCGGCGTGGCGACGGGCGCGGCGGCGCGGTCCTGGGCGATCATGCGGCCGAAGATGCCGCCGGTGCCGCCTTCCGAGCGGGTGCCGACCGCTTCCGCCAGCTTGTCGTTTTTCAGGTCGACATCCTGTGTGAGCGGAATGGCGAGGTAGGAGGCGAGCAGCAGGGCAAAGGCATCGGCGAATTGCGGCTGCCAATCCTCGGGTTCGACCATCACCTTGCAGCGGGCATAGACCACAGGTTCATCGCAGAACACTGTCTTGCCCTCGATGGTGAAATCGCGGATCGGCGTATCGCGGCGTGGATCTGACAAAAACTTCAGCACCGGCCCAACGGTATCGCCCGGCAGATCGAAGCCGTAGGTATAGCCGGTCACCGGCGTGGCCGCCTGCCGGGTGAGCTGAACAGTCCGCCGGCAGAAGGTCCAGTCATGCAGGCCGAACGAGCGCGCCAGCGCGCGCGGCCAGAAGATGTCGACAAAGCCGCCGAGCGGCGTTTGATCGTCGATCGAGAAATTGGGCGCCAGCCCGAGTTCGACCAGCGCCCAGTTGACGATTTGTGCCTTGTCGATCGCCGTATCGGCCATGACTTTCCCTCTGCGCGGACTTGGACGAAGCGGGCCGCCGAAGCGGCCCGTTGGAAGCGGCGGCGGTTAGCCGTCGAGGTTGCGCAGCGAGATCAGCAACCAGCCGGAGCCCTCGGCAAAGGCCGTGACGCCACTGGCCTCGATCGAGAAGCTGTCGGTCGGGCCGCCGACATTGTTGGCGGTGACGGCAGTGCCCGCGACGGCAACGCCGGCGGGGGTGCAGGCCGCCGAGGTCAGCGCGACAACACCGCCGGTCAGGTCGGTGGTGTTGATCTCGATGTTGATGGTCGCCAGCTTGGCGGTGGTGGTCACCGCCTTCGACTGGCGCCAGTCAACCTTTTCGATCTTGAAGTTGTAGCCGGGCACATAGTTGGTCAGCAGGTCGCCGTTCGCCGCGATTTCGGCCAGGTTGAAGAAGAACGGCAGCACCTGAATGCCATGGCCCGCGCCGCCGGCCGCGCCGCTGGCGAGGTCGACCAGCGCCGAGACGACATTACCGGACCCCGGCACGGTCGTGAACTTGATCGAAAAGGGCACGCCGACGCCCCCGGCATTGGCCATGCCGATGATGATGTCGTTGACCTTGATCTTGCCCTTGTCGCGGGCGGTGTTGAAATAGCCGTCCGTCAGGATGGTGGCCAAGGCGTCGGTGGTGCCGTAGGTAAAGATGTTCGGGTTCGATCCCGCCTGCGGGAAGTAGTTCATCGAAGAGAGCAGCGTCAGCGCTCGAATGTTGAAACCAGCCATTTGCTTTGTTCCTTGGTTGAGTTGTTCCGTGAAAGCGGGCGGCGCCGAAGCGCCGCCGGCTGGCCGATTAGACCGCGTGGGTGTTGGTGACCGGACGGGTCGGCGCCAGGATCTTGGCGAGACGGAAGCGCTTGACGCCCTTTTCCTGCACGCCCAGCGCTGCACCGCCGAGGCCGGCCTTGATCAAGTAGGGCGAGCCCTGCTTGGTCTTGTCCTGCGTCATATCGGTGTTTTCCTGGTTCCAGGGCATTTCGGCGCCCATGGAATCGTGATGCCACATGAAGGCTTCGAGCGAACCGGGCGTGTATTCGGTGAAATACTCGTCCGGGCCTTCGATGTAGTTCACGCTGCGCACCGTCTTCATGCGCATGCGCTGGGTCTTGGAGAACGGCGCGTTTTCCAGACCAACCCACTGTGCGTCAGCGAATTCCCTGTAGAAGCACAGCTGTGTCATCCACATCGCCGGCAGCATGCAGAAGATGCCGGCGCCGTTTTCATCGTCATCCGCGCCGGTACCGGCAATCTGCGCCCGCCCCGTCTCGAAATGGACGATGTCGGGGATCTCGGCGCCGGTGCCGATGGTGATGATTTCGCCGCCGGCATTGGCGTTGCAGAAGGTGGTCAGAGCGTCGATCTTCAAGCCGTCGCGCTTGCGGCGCACCGCCTTGGTGATGAGGTTGGCGAGCGTGTTCTGTTCGCTCGGCCCCGCCTTGTAGGCGTCCTGCGTGCGCCACCAGCCGGAAGCCTCGAAATCGCGCATCGTCAGCTGCACGGTGGTCAGGTCGAGCGTGCCGGTCGGAACCGGCTCGATGGCGCCGGTCAGCTCGTAGACCGTGGTGCGGCCGGCGATCGGAAACTTGACCGTGTTGGCCTGGGTGTCGCCAGCCATCATGGTGCCGTCGAGCAGCCCGCCATGCGCCTGGAATTTGATTGTAACCTTGTCCTTGATGACCTCGCGGTACCAAGCCTGAATGTCTGCCATGGGAAAACCCCTTCATTAGGTTGCTGTTCAAAGCAGCCTCGGGGCCGATGGAGCCGGCTCTTGCAGGGTCCGGTGAAGGATAGCCCGCCGCCGCCGGGTCGCTCCCTTGGTTGCGCGTGCCGAGCATGCGGGCGCGGCACGCGCGTCAATTGCGGGGGCTATCAGGAACCCAGCTTCTGATAGTCGGCCATGAGCTGATCCCATGAGGCACGATCGAACTTCGCATTGCCGACTGTGTTTTCAGGCAGCGCCGAGCGTGCCTTGAGCGCATCCCGCGCGGTCTGCGCGGCGGGATTGCTGCCACTGCCGCCGAAGGGCTGGGCGCGGCCTTCGCCGGTCATCTGGCCCCGGATCGCTTCGAGGAACTGGTTTCCCTGCGCGGTGTCCATCAGCATCAACAGCGCGTGTTCGCCGACCTTGGCATCGAGCAGCGGCTTGCCGCCTGGAATGGGCTTGCCGGCCGCATCGACAGGCGGCTTGGTCAGGAGGTTGATATAATCCTCATTGGCCTGCATGCGCGCATCGATGGCCTTGTCCTGGTCGGCCTTCGGCAGGTTCTTGGCGCTGTCGGGCAGCAGCGCGGTGCGCTCGGCCTCGATGTTGACCAGCGGTTCAAGCAGGCCCGCTTCCTGCAGGCCGGCATAGGCGGCCGTGGTGATGGCGTGCATGGTCTTGACCGGCACGCCATGTTCCATCGCCACCTTGGCGGCGGCGGCGAATGCCGGGCTCTTGGCGGCTTCCGGCAGATAGGCGCGGATGGCTTCCGGCGCCTGGGCGGCGTCGAAAGCGTTGTAGGCGTCGACCTTGTCGGGCACCTGGCGCTCGGCATCGCGCGTGCGGTAGCCGTTCAAGGCGGTGTGCATCTTGTCGATCGTCTCGCGATCGTCCTTGCCGAACATCGTGTCAGGCATGCCTTGCGGCCGATATGGCCCGGCTGCTGCCGCAGCTGCGGGAGCTGCAGCGGCGGCGGCCGCGTTGGAGCCATCCTTGTCCGCGCCCGCCGCCGCCCCGGCATCGGCGCCGCCAGCGCCGCCGCCAGTCCCACCGGCGCCAGCGCCGGCACCGCCCGCGCCACCGCCATCGGTGTTGCGCAGCGGCAGATATTTTTCGAGTAGAGATTTCATGTCGTGGCTCCTTTGCTCTGCTTGTAAAGCTCTTCGCCATCGGCGATCGCGCGGAACAGCACCAGGCCGACGCCGACGCGGGCTTCGTGTTTAGCCGCGGCGATCATGACGCTGTCCTTGGACTGGCCGACATGCGGATACGGCGCCCGCACCGTGAGATCGGCCAGCCATTCGATGATCCGGCGGCCGTCCACCGTGTTGTAGAGGTGGTAAAGCACCTGCTTGATGTCGGCGCCGGGGTCGAAATTATCCGCCGTCTTGGCCGGGTAAAACGCCTGGCTAAGGCCTTCCCAATCCGGCTCGCCGGCAAGCAACTGGTCGACGGCCGCCATCTGGCGGCCAAACGGGAATGGTCCGCTGGTCATGCTGCTTGCGCCTCGGGCTGTGCGAGGGCGTCGACCACATTCGGCGCGGCCTTGATGGCGGCCTGGGCGGCAACCGCCGCTTGCTCGCGCGCGTCGTTCTGCTGCTTGGCCGCTTCGCGTTCCTGCGACGTGGTCAGGATGTCGGTCGGCACAAGCAGGCCGTTGCGGGTGCGATCGAGGTAGCGATCAATCGCGATCTCTTCGTTGACGCGATCGACGCCGCGCACCGCCGCCACAATCTGATAAAACTGGACACTGGCCTTGAGCTGATCGGCCTTCAGCGCCGCCATCATCGGCGAGTTGATGTACATGGACGTCATCAGCGCATTGAAGCTCATCAGCTCCGGCAGGATCCTCCATTCGGCCAGGATCTCCATCGCGCGCGGCACGATGACCTGTGTGCCTTCGAGGTTGAGGCGCCCATAGGCCCCGACATGGACGTTGGCATTCTGCGCCACCGTGGCCGCCACCTGACTGGCCGAATCGGGCGTGCCGCCGTCGTCGTAGATGCGGGTGTCGAGCAGTGCCTCGCGGATCTGGCGCTGGCCGTCGCCGATGATCATCTTGGCGACGTCGAAGCGCGCCTGGGCGGTGTCCAGCCGCTGCACGTCGGGGCCGAGGATGCCGCCGGTCGACTGCATCGGCCAGAACTCGCCCGGCCCGACGCGCACCGTGTCGGGGTTGAAGGTGCCGCCGGCGCGAAAGCCCCAGATGCCAAGCAGCTGGATGGCGGCCGCCTTCAGCGTCAGTTCCTGCGCCTTGTTGACCGTCTTGATGGTCGGCAGCGCGAACAGCACCGGGCCGCGCCCATAGGCCTCGCCCGGCCAGCGATAGAAGCGCATCGCCGCCACCGGCTGGGTACGGTAGGTTTCCTGCTCGATAAAGCCGCCTTCGCGGTCGAGATAGACGCAGAACCGCCAGCGCCCGTCCGGGAGACGGTAAAAGTCCTGGTAGACGGTGATTTCCGTGTACGGGTCCCTTTTCGCCGCTTCCTTGAACTCCTGCGTGTGAGAGCCATTCGGCCACGCCTCGAGTATGGCCTCGCGGCCCAACATGCGTTTCCACGAGACGAAGTTGACGCGGCTCCAGGCGTCCTGCCCGATCGCGCATTCGTCGGCCGGAATGCACACGAAGCGCAACGGCTGGTCCATCGACGGGCCGCGCAATGGCATGACGAAGCCGGTGCCGACCGTGAGGTCGGTGCAGGCCTCGTGCATGGCGGTGTCATAGTCGCCGGTCTTGAAGAACGGATAGACGAAATTGGCAACGCCCTGCAGCTGGCCATCCCACAGCGTCTTTTCCGCCGCCGTCAGCTTCTGCGCCACCAGCGGGCCGCACTCGACGTTGAACGGCGTCTGCGCCGGCGAAATCTGGCGCTGGATCTCGCCGGCGCAATGCATGGCCGAGTTCGGCCCTGTCATGTCGAAAATCTGCTGGGTCGGCCGCTTGGTCTTGCCCATGCCGCCCGGCCGCCGGTTCGGCAGCACGTAATCATAGGCCTCGCAATACATGGCATCCCATGCGGCGCGGCCTTCCCAGAGCTTCTTCGAGCGCTGGCGCTGCTTTTCGACCGGCGTGCCGTCGTCGTTCGCGGCCTCGGCCATGGATCAGCTCAAATCGGATTTCGAGGCGGCATCGCCTACGAACAGCCGGCGGCCGCGCGGGTTGCGCCTGGTCGCGCCGCTGTTGGCGTCCTGGTTGCGCAGCTCGGCAAGCTGGCGGTCATTGGCCACCGCCTGCGTCGCCCTCTGTTCTTCAGCGGCCTTGGCCGCCGCCTTGCCGGGGTTCAACAGATTGCCCATGTCGCTCTTTCCTCAAAACCCACACGCCGGGCTGTTTCAGCCGGGCCGCGCGGAAGCCGACCAGAGCCGCCATGCGCTGGCCGGCGAGGTTGGCCGGATGGACGTTGGCGACGATGAGGTGAGTTTCGGCCATGGCAAAAAGCGTCAATTGCGCGATGCGGACCAGCTTGCGCATGTGCGGCGCCGCCTCGGGCGCGATCGACAGAGCGAATTCGCGCCGGCGCCAGCCATGCCGCCCGAAATAGGCCACCGCTAGACACTCTTCCCCGCGATAGATCCCGACCGTCTCGACCTGCGAGCTGCGCACCTGCGCCAGCACCAACCGCCTCACACGCGCACCTGCGCCCGCGAGGGACAGCGTGGCCGCGCGAGACGCCGGCGAGACCAGGCGCCATTCAACGGCTGAAGACATCGAAATCGGTTTTGGCCGTGATGGAGCGCAGCGGCACGACGTTGGCAGGCCTGCCCATCTGGGCGGCTTCCTTCCGCACAGCGGTCGGGCCACGATAGCCGAAGAACAGATACTGCCACCCCTCCATGATGTGGGAATATTCGTTCTTCTCCACCTGCAGGCCGTCAGTCTTGCCGAGCGTGGAGTGTTTCGTCAGCTGATACTGCGAGACGAAACCACGCAGCGTATATTTGCAGCCGGGGTCGACAAGCAGGCGCGGCGTGTTGGCGTCTATGTCGGCGAGATACCAATCAACCGCTTCGAAGCGCGATCCGAGGTCGTTGCTTATCGTCGGCAGGATCGGGATCTGCAGCGCCATCTGCACCGTCTCGACCCAAGCCAGCTCGCCCGCTGCCTTGTCGGCGCCGTACCAGCTCGACGGATCGGCCCAGGCGCCCCCGCAACGCATGCCGCGATAGTCCCGCAGCAGCACTTCCTGGATGTTGGCGGCGAAGCGTGCCGGCCCGGTTACGATCTTCGGGTCGGACACCACCTCGCGCTGCATGCGGAATTGGCCGTTCGGCATGAACTGGCCGAGCCCGCAGGCCGGCCGGCCGCCGGCGTCCATTCCCATGTAGAACGGCAGCTCGGGCACGATCGGGAGCGGCTCGCCTGCCTTGTTGCGCAGGATATTGAACCGGCTGAAGATCACGGTACCGGCGGCCTTTGGCGCATACATGCCATGCACGTTGCGGCGCGCTTCCGGCGCATCCGGCCCGCCGAACTGGCGTTCCTCTTCCTCATACTGATGCCGGGTCTTGCCGACGCGGTTTTCAGCCTGCGGCGACAGGCCCGATGGCTGCTGGAAAAAGTGGTGCCCCGACCATTTCTCGGGCTCCTCGATGTGGCGCTTGTAGGTCCAGTTCGATTCGTCGGGCGGGTTGTAGTCACCGCAAACGACGCGCGGCACATTGATCGTCTCGCGGCCGCTGTCGGGGTCTTTCGACCATCCCAGCCGCTCGCCCTCCCATTCCATGATCTCGGCGCGCGGCGGGTAGCGGCCGGTTCGGCCGTAGAGCCGGCCCGGCGCATCCTCATGCACCAGGTCGCATTCGTTCAGCCAGCCGCCCGAGATTTCATAACCCTTGAAAAAGCTGTCGAGGTTCTGCTCGCCGATCGCGCCGAACTCCATTTCCAGCCGCACCTTGGTGGCCCGCAAATCCCACTGGCCCCGGCCGGAGTACCATTTGCGCGCGATCTCCCATTCGAGGATGTGCTTGACTGGGCGGTCCTGGCCGCCGGAGAACGCATCCTTGTCGGAGGCCGTGTAGGGGCCGCCCTTCGGAAAAGCTTCGAGCCACGATGCCAGCGCGGTCTTGGCCATTTCGCGGTAGGTGTCGCGGATGGCCGCCCAGCGCACGTGCACGATGCCGTCGCGGCAAATCGGGAAATCCACGCCCGCGTGGCGCACGATTTTGAAGATGCTGGCGACGGTCTTGCCACTACCCCACGGACCCATGATCAGGTCGATGGGGCCTTGGCTCAAGATGTACGCCGCGGCGACTGGACCCGGTTCCTTGTAGCGCCTGATGAGATCGAAACCTGCACCCTGACCCATGACCCTCGACCCTCGCAATGGCCGGCGCCCACGCGCCCGCGTCCCGATTTCACCGCAGCGAATTTATTTCCGCCGCCAGCGAGTCCAGTGCGAGCCGCCGGAATTGGCGGTGTGTGTGCGACCGCACCCCCGTGGGGGGTGGGTGGGGGGTGCGGTTTTCGAAATTCGAAGCCGCCGCCCTCGCCTGCCGATCGACCAGGGGGCGGGGTCGAGGCACCACGGCAGGCGATCCGCCGGCCTCGCGCACGTGCACGTGAGAGGCCGGAACGATATCGGTTTTCAATTCCGCAACTGATTTGCGATCAGTTGTCTATCCCGGTTTTATCGAGCGCATTCAATGCGTTAGCCTCATCGTGCGACACGTCCTCGTTTTGTCGCACGGCAGGCGCTGGGCTAAGTGGTTGATTTTCCACGATCTTCGCATCAGGCGGAATGCCAGCGCTCATGAACCCGAGATCTCCGGCGACGGCCACATTCATTTCGCCAATGACCATCAATGGCCGCTTGCTGCCGTCGCCGATCAGCTCCAGCTGCTGCGGCTTCTTGCCGTGGTGGTATGGCAGCAGGTCGGCCGCCGCGCCGCGCATGATGCCCAGCACCGCAATCTTGTGCTTGGCGGTCTCGGCCCCGACAGCCTTGCACAGCGCACCGAAGTCCGCCGACTGGATCATCGAGAGCGTCACCATCGGGTCGCGATGGCCGCGCGCTTGGAGGTAGCGGATCATGTCGCCATTCTTGCGGTTTGCCGCACCTTGCGGCCTCCCCCGCGCCCGACTCGGCGCAGCAACGAGTTCCGCCGCCAGCGCCAGAACGTCATCGCCCTCGCCATCGGGCAAGCCAGCGATCAGGTCGAGCGGATCGGCGCCGGGCAGATCGGCCGGCGGCGCCTGGTCGCCGCCGGAGCCCGGTGTGCGTGCGTCTTGATGCCCCTTTTCAGCTGCATCGGCCATGCGAATGTCTCCCAGGGCAATTTTTTATTCCGGTTGCCGATCCGGCATCGAGGTAACCGCTTTGCAACCGGCTTTTCGATAGGCTTTTCAAATGGATATACACCTCGGGTTACATGTTACATGGTTACGTTCATATATACGCATGCGCGCGCGCGCGTAGCGAGGTGGCATTCCTAGGGTAACCCGTAACCGTCGCAGTCATGTATTTGATTTCCTTGGTGTTTTCCGGTTACGAAATACGCAACCCGGATGTAACCCGGTAACGCCACCCGAACCCATCGGCGGCGCTTCAAACCTCGCCGGTCGCCACGTGCGTCAACTGCCAGCATGGAAACGCGCGGCGGAACCTGATTAGCGCCTGATTGGGCGGGGGCTTTGGGCGTCAAATGCGGACGCGCGAATGGCTGGAAACAGCGGCAGATGCTGGCGAAAAATTCGCGCGAATCTCGATCGATGACGCGCGCGTGTCGGGGCGCGGGATCATCCATTTTCCAGTGGGCGGGAGAGACTAAAGCGGTGCAGCCCTGCCGGGCTGCTGATCATTTGAGGCGCGACGCGTGGCACCGGCACGCGCACCAGGGCGGCGCTTGATCGTTCGGGAGGCGCTGGGGTGCGCTCACAGCCTCGCTAGCGGGCGTGGGCGCGCTGCAAGGCGCGCTGGTCGCGCGCCAGCTACTGGACGAGCTTCAGCCCCTGATAGTCCTCGGGAATCTCTGGCCGCATAGGCCCGCCTCGGGCCGTGAACGCGTCTTTCAACCAGGCGCGGGCTTTGTCGCGCTCATACTCTGCGCAAGCATCCTGATGGCGCCGGCGGTCGCCCTTGAACAGCTCTAGCGGCCGTTCGGACATCGCCCAATATTCGCGCGATCGGCACAGCGCCTTGGCGCATGACCATTTCGACGGACAGCCCCAATCCTCGCAAAGGCGAGGCCGCGCCATCACTCAACCCCTTGCGCGAACTTCATGAACGCTTCCAGATCGATCAGCAGGCACCTTTTGGCGCTTCCGTTGATCTTCACCACCTGGTGGTTCCCCTTGTCGCGCAGCACGATGTCGGCCGGCGCCTGTTTCAGCGCCGAGAACCACACGCCCTTGTGCCAGTCGGTGTCGGCGAAGATCCTGCGCAACTGCGGGCTGTCGGCCGGCACGGCAATGCACGGGCCGACATCGGGCGCCACCTTGCGCCTGTCGATCGCGCCGAGGCCAACCAGCGACAGCCGGGCGCGGGCATCGCTCGCCGTCATCCCCTCGGGATAAGGCTTGTTGTCGGCCAGCATGGCCTCGGCAATGCCGCCGATCATCGGCTTGACGCCATCGCGCCACGCCTCGATCGAGGACTGGAACAGATGGTCGACGCAGGCATGCCAGTTGTCCATCGTTTCGGCTCGCTCGACGGCCGTCGCGGCCGCCACGATCTCGCCCAGTCGCACATGGTCGGTGACAGGCAGGCCGAGATCTTCCAGCGCCGCCGGCCCGCACAGCAGCTCGGCCGCCGCCAGCAGCGTGCCGAACGTGTCGATCGCGCGGGCATCGAGCCCCTGGGCGGCCAGCGCCTCCCAATAGTTCGGCAGCAGCCTTTCGTTGAAATCCTGCCAGCCGTCCATGATCTGGCGCAGCATCATGCGCCCGTCCGTCTCGGCCTTCAGCACCACTTTCCTGCCAATGCCGTTCTTCTTGTCGAGCTGCGACAGGTTCAGCACAGCCATCCGGCTCTTGTCCTGGCTACCCATGGGCGGCGCATTGATGGCCGAAAACAGAAAGCTTTGTTGCGCCTTGAAGCTGGTCGCCTCGTGGTCCTGCCCGCCGCGGCTGATATCCCCGCCGGTATAGGCGACGCGGGCAAGCTCGATGACACTTTCCGCCCTGGTCGAGCCGGGCTTGCTTTCCAACTCATCCACCATGAACGGCAGCGAATCCCATTTGGCGCGCTGATAGATGCCGGCCGCCGTGGTGTTGACCGAAGTCGTCACCACCTGGTCGAGCGCGTTCTGCAGCAGCTCCTGCAGCGTCGACTTGCCGACGCCCTTGCCGCCCGTGGTGAACACGACGGGCCGGGCTTTCAGCGCGCCGCCCATGATCGCGGTGGCGATCCAGCCAACCAGCAGGATCGGGTCGAGATATTTGCGCTGCCAGTTCCATGTGTCGACATCGGCCAGGATCCTGCGCGCCGGGCTTTCCTCCTGCGTGACATGCTCGCGCCAGGGCTCGATCGCGCTGGCTTGGCGCGTGTACAAAAACCCCTCATGCTCGCCCGGCTTGGCCCGTTCCAGCTTGGTGTGCGTGCCCTTGCCGACAGAACTCCACAGCCAGCTGCCGGAATGCCAGATGAAGCCGTCCTGCTTGTCGCGCCAGCCGCCACGGCCGCGCCGCTGCTTGGCCGGGTCGAACAGCGGCCGGCGCGCGGCTTCCGCCTGCAGCGCCATCATCACCTTCTGGATCTCGATGCGCTTCACCACCAGCATCTTGCGTTCCTCGCCGGTATCGGGGTCGAACACCTTTGCCTCGCCGAAGGCCGGCCACGCCCACATCATGGTGTTGAGGTAGGGCGCGAATAGCCCGGTCAGCGTCGGTGCGTCCCAGCGCTCGATCGCGCGAAAATCGTTGGTGGCCGTGGTGCAGTAGACCGTGCCCTCGGCGTCGCGGCCAATCACCGTCACCGGGCACGCCGGCGGCAGGCGATCGTGCGGCGCGCCTTCCCACTGGCCGGGCTTGATGCCGTCGCGCGGCAGGTTGGGATCGGGATCGAGGAACTGGCCGCTATCCTCGGCCGCCGCCTTGGCATCGGCGAAAATCGCGCGGATTGCCTTGGAGCCCGTCTGTGTCTGCGCCTTTGCCATCGTCATTCCATGCTTGCGGAGAAAAAAAGCCCGCCGGCGTATTCACCCACCGGCGGGCAAAGGCGCGAGGTCCGGGGCAGACCTAGCGCGGGGAAAAGCCCGTCGGCGCAAAACCAGCATCCTGCGGTTTGTAGGACTGCTCGCCGGGCCAGCCACCGGCGGCCTTGGCCGCTGCCTCGGCGTCAAGCGCATACTGTTCGTCCATTGCCGTTTCGGCCTCGAAGCGGTGCGCGCCCAGGCAAGCGGCATGGAACAGCGACAGCACGAATTCATCCGCCCGGTTCGGCACCGTGCGCGGATAACGCTTGACCAGCGTCAGCTGGTTGAGCATGGCCAGCACCGGCGCGTCGGGATTGGCGCGCACGAAAGCGGCCATGATGGCGGCTTCGTCCCGGTCGAACAACTGGCCGGGTTCGACGCCGCCGGCAAACTCTCGCGCAGCACGGGCGCAACGCCGCGCCAGTAGCTCGGTCCGCAATGTGCCGTCGAGGGTGAGTGCCGCGTCGGAAGCGCCAGCTTCCTGCATTGCCGTATAGCCTTCCTCGAAAGCCTTGGTCGGCGACCACGACGAAAAGCCGTCGCTGTACAGGACATAATACCCAGTGTCGGTATCGTCGCCGCCGTATCGCGCGTACCAGCCCGCAGACACTTCGAACGGCGCATAGCGCTTGTCTTCCGGCGTCAACAGCACTTGGCCGGTATCGTTGTTGCGCTCGATGTCGGTCAGCTTGAGAGCGCGGACCTGCTTGTGAGACTGGTAGAGCGGCGCGACGGTTTCGCCGCCAGCGCCCGCATCCGCTCCCTGTCCTGCTCCGTCATCGGCGGCATCTTGATCACCGCCAGCGTCCGAAACAGCCGGCTCACCGCCGCCTGCTTGCCCGTCAGATAGACTGGCCCCTTGTGTGGCGGCTGCTTCTGCACCTTCAACAGCCTGTTGCGTCGCTCCGCCATCATTCTTTTCCTTCAACGCCTTGTTGATCTCGCCGGCTTCATCGAACCTGTGTTTGACGGCATCGTTGATCGAGCCGAGCGCGGGGTCCCATGCTTCCGTTGCGGCCGCGCCAGCCGTGCCAGCAGCTGCAGCCGCATCTTGTTCGCCGGCCACTCCAGCAGCCGTTCCAGCGCTTGCCGCCTCGCCCGCTTCCGGAGCCCCTGTATCGCCTTGATTTTCAGCGGCGGTATCCACAGCCATGCGAGTCTGTGCACCGGCTCGATTTTCGTCTGCGGCGCCAGAAACGGCTTGGTTTGGGGAACGCTGATTGGATGCATTGCGGTTCTTTCCCTTGTTGCGTGCCATGATTTCAATCCTCCTCGTTTGCTTGTTCGTCGAAACCGTCGTCACCCTGTTCAAGGGCGGTTTCAGCAGCTTTGTCGAACGCGCGATGGATAAGCGTTGTGCCGTCCTCTTCTTCGTCGTTGAGGCGGCGAACAATTGATCTGGCCGCTTCGCCCACATCGCTGACGACGAACTCATCCGACCAGGCGGGGTTTGCTTCGATAATCTTGGGAAGATTAGCGATGTTCACTCCGACGCGGATTTGATCACCTGCGATGTAGGCTTCGCCATCGTGGTGGCTTGGTTCGGACAGCTGCTCGCGCAGCAGGTAGCCTTCCAGCGGCCACATCTGGCGAATGCAGTCCTCGCGGGCGAATTTTCGGCCCAGCTCCTGGTTAAAATTGGCCGGGTCGGCCGGCGCGCTCTTGCCGACCAGCACGAAGCCATTGGTCAGCTTCATCACGCAAATGGTCAGCTCTGGTGCGATATCGGGATGAAAATATTGCACGTGTTCGACCTTGGCTTCCATCGCTGCCAGCGTCACCCGCCGATCGGTCTTGGCAACGGCGGCAGCGGCCGCGTCGCCAGCTTCCAGGCTTCCGGTAGTCATCACTCTTCTCCTTTGGCCAGGTCGTTGAAATCGTCGCCGACGTGGCTGGCTTCCACGACGACGCGCTTGCCGTGGCTTTCCAGCCCGGCCAGTGCCTGTTCGAACTGCTTTTGCGCCTGGGGATTGCCGGCGTTGTTGTCGCGGGCGAACAGCACCCAGGAGACGCAAGGCAAATCCACCGGCGCCTTGCCGACGCCGGCGAGCGAACCGGCCGCCCATATCCGCGCCGGCACGCCGGCGGCCGCAAAGCTCTGCGCCGTCTCGCGGCCCTCGGCGATGATCAGCGGGTGCGGTTCATCCGTCATCCAGAACGGCTTGCCGCTCGGGCCGGTGGCGATCTCGATCACTGAACCAAGCGCCTCGCCATACATCAGCTTGGCCGGCTCCACCGGCGCTTTCGCCGGCCGGTTCGGGTCGAGGAAGGTGAAGTGGCAGCACGTCACGATGCCCATGCGGTTGCGCATCGCAGACAGAATGGCGGGATAGAGCGGCCCGCGCTCGGCCTTGTATTGGCGCCCGCCGCTGTCGCGCTTCCAGCTGGCGCCCTTCCACCATTCCACCGCCGGCGCCACGCGCGTCGAATAGGCCGTGAACGTCTCGATGTCTTCCAGCGCGCAGTTTCGGGCGGCGAAATAGGCCAGCGCATGCGTCTCGGCTGTGGTGTTCTCACCGATCTTGTGGACGCCGAACGGGATCTGGCACGGGCCGATATCCTTCTCGCCCTGGCGGGCGTTGAACAGCCGGTCGGCATTGAGCAGCTTTTCCTCGCGCCGGCGGGCATCGTCGCGCTCGCGCGTCTGCGCCTTCTGCGCCGCCACCTTGCGCATGTTCTCGCGGTCGGCGCGGGTCATGGTGCGCAGCCCGAGGAAGTCGCGCCCCCACACCATGGCGCCCGATGTGTCGGTCGCCAGGATGTAGGCCACCAGGCGCAGCGCATCGCCCGAATCGCCGCTGCGCCAATCCTTCCAGGCGCCCACCACGCCGCCGCGCAGCCGCACTTTCAAGGCCGGCACGCGCCCGGCGCGATGGTCCCCGGTCACCGGGTTGAAACTCACCCACTGGCCGGCCTCGACCTTGCCATGCGGCAGAAGCTTGGCGCACACCTCTTCCATGCGGTCGATCAGCCCGGCCTTGATCACGTCGAGGTCGCCGGTCATGCCGCCATCCGCTGGCCGCAACCCTGCCGAATGGCCTCGCGGGCGATGAACTCGCTGTAGGCCGGCGGGATGGCCTCGCCGACTTCATGCGCCGTCATCGGCCGCGTGATGCCCATCGCCTCGCAGGCTTCCCACGCCGGCACGCGGCCGGGCTTGCCGGCCCGCTTGCGTGGGTAGAAATGGCTCTTGCAGGAAAGCGACGTGGTGATGGTGATGGCCTCGCCGCTCTTCCACACCGATCGCGGCAAGCCCGGCGCGCCGGGATTGAGGCAGAGGAACGAGAGTTCGAACACGCGTTTGCGCTCGATGCGGGTCAGGCCGACAGACGGGCCGGTCAGGATCAGATCGCGCCGCAGCGGCGCGCCCATCACGTTTTCGATGCAGGTGAAGGGGTGCCCCTTCAGCTTCTGGCGGATCGGGTCGACAAGGTCGGGATAGTCGTCGGGGTTGAACTTTTCGCCCTGCGATTTGGTCGCCACGCTGTAGCGCTGGCAAGGCGGCGAGGCCCAGATGAAATCGAATTCGGAAAGGTCGATGTCGAGTGTCACGGCATCGGCCTCAATGAACTTGTGCGGATAGTTCGGGCGCCGCTTGATATCGACGCCGGTTACATCGAAGCCGGCGGCAACAAGCCCGTCGGATGCCCCCCCCGCGCAGCAGAACAGGTCAAGAGCTTTCACGGCTGCGCCTCCCGCGTTTCCATTAGTCGCTGGAGAAGTTCGCCTTTGGCTTGCTCATATTCGAGCCGCGCGCGCTGCAGCTGCTCGCCCGTCCCTTGGTCCGCCTGATACCCCCACGCCTGGGCGGCTTCATCGAATGCGGAGAACAGCTGAAAGACGCTCGGCCTGTCGTTCACAACATCGCCCCCAGCTCACGCGCGATATCGCCCATACTGGCCGGGTGGCGCTCGCGTTCCATTTCGGCGCGGACCTGCGCCAGCGTCAGCACCGGTTCGCGATACGGCTTCGGCTTCTTCAGCGCCTCGATCGCGCGCATCACGGCATGGTTTTTCGGCAGGTCCCAGCAGCCGCCGAAATTCAGCCAGTCGTCGGGCCGGCTCTGCGCCACCCGGCTTTTCGGGATCCACATGAAGGCCGGGTCGGTCACGCGCGGGCTGGGCTTGTGCCACACCAGCCAGGCATAGGCGGTTGCGCTCTTGCCGTTCACCACCCAGCGGCCGCGATGCATCGGCACGCGCTCGCTATACTGCGCGATCAGGTTCGGCGGCCGCCGCTTGAACAGTTTTTCGTGCCGCCCCTCGCCTTCGAGGAAAGCCGTGCGCACCAGGGCGGCCACGCCGCGCGTCGCCAGCTCCAGCCCGTGCAGCACGAACTCGATGCCGAGATTGAACGGCGGATTGAAGAAAAACCAGTCGCGCGGCGCCTGGGCATGGTCGGGATGCAGGAAATCGGTCACCCCGCCAAAGCCATAGTCAAAGATGTCGGTCGCCGTCACCACCGGGAAATTCTCGCGCAGCACCATGGCCATGTGCCCCTGGCCACAGCACGGGTCGGCCGCCATCATCGGGAATTTGTCCGTCGCCGGGTCGCGCAGCTCGAAGCGCGGCAGCACATGGGCGCAAAACGCCCGCGTCGCCCAAGGCGGCGTCGGGAAGAAATCCAGACTGTCCGCCGGCTCGACCCGCCGCGCCATGACAGCCGTCGAGCTGGTGCGGGCGTTCACTGGCTGGCCTCACGGGCCGCATCGCCGCCTGCCGGCGGCTGGCCCTCCGGTTGGGCGGCCTGGCCGGCCGACGCCCGGTCGGGCTTGCGGCCTTCGGCCGGGGCGATCCAAACATCAATGTTCCAAGCGCGCGTATTGTCTATCGTTCGCCCGCCAGTTTCGTCATTGAGTGTGTCGTGAAGAATATGCGAAATAACGACATCGCACGCCCCGGCAACGCGTGCAGTATCCGCAACCAAACCCACATCATCGAAGTCATCGTGCCAGACATAGGCAGCGATCGAATAAAGGCTGGTACCGTCGTCGTGTGACAGCACATAGTCGCCGGCGGCGACCTCACCTATGCAACCGGGCTTTGGGCAATGACCGCCGCTGAACAACACGGCCAGCGCGTCGAAAACTATCCCGAATGTCGCACTTGTTTCTGCCGCGCCCATCACAGCATCCCCAGCGCGGCCATGTAGAGGTCGAGAATGCCTTCCTCTTCCTGCCGCTGCGACGGGTCCATGGCGCGCAGGCGGATCAGGGTCTTGATAGCCTTGGTGTCGAAACCGCTGCCGCGCGCCTCGGCGAAAATCTCCTTCTTGTCGTCGCCGATCGCCTTGGCTTCCTCGTTCAGCCGCTCGATCCGCTCGATGATGGCGCGCAGCTGGCCGGCGGCGACGGTCTGCGTGGTGTCGGTGATGTCGCCTGTGGTCACGCGAAAACCTCCTCGATGTGGTTCAAAAGCTTGTCGAGCTGCTTGTCGTGGTCGCGCTCGTCTTCCAGCGCCTGCACGGCGGTGGAGACTGCGGCGCGGGTCACGCCGGCGGCGCGGCCGACATCGGCTTGCGCGAAGCCCAGCAGGCGCGTCGCCAGCCAGAAGGCCAGCCGCCGCACCTCGGCCGCTTCCAGCCATTGCGGGTCGCTGGTCGCCTTGCGCGCCGGGTCGCTGGCCAGCACCACCTTCGGGTTCCTGTTCAGCTCGCGCGCGGCATAGGCCAGGCACATTTTGTAGGCGCCATGCGTCGTCGCCGGGCCGGGCTCGCCGGCAAAGGCCATCTTGCCCCGGCCGAGCGCCGCATTGAGCTTGGCCAGCGTCTCGGGGCGCATTTCCGTGGTGCCCTTCATGGCGCGAAACCACGCGGTCACCCCGATGCCGGCCTGCTGGCAGAGATCAGCTATCGGGATCTTCTTCACCGCCCGCCTCTTGTTGATCGTCCAGATGTCCAGCGTCTCCGCCATCGAATGCCTCTTGCTGGCGTTGAAGAGCCCCCGCCGCGATCGAGACGCGGAACAACATGGCGACGGAGGCGGAAAGGATGCGCGCGAGCCCGGGCGTGGTCTTGGCCCGCTGGTCGCCCGACAGGATCAGCTCGGCCAGGCGCGCGGCCTCGGCCAGGTTGAATTCGATCTCGGTGTTGACGATGCGGTCGCCGTCGCGCATGGCGCACACGCCGACCGTGGCATTGTCTTCCATCAGGCCGACCACGCGCCGTGCCCCCACCGGAAGCTCCCGGTTCGGCACGTCGACGAACACGGCCATGGCGCGCATCAGCTTTGCCCGAAACGCGGACGATGCTGCGCGGCGCGGGCCAGATCGGCCGCCGTGATCGCGTTGCGTCCGGCGCCGGCCAGCACCAGCGGCGAGGCGCTGGACGACAGCTGATAATGACTAGCCGTCAGCTTCTGGCGCGCCGTCGGCGCCGGCATGTCGGCGAAGGATTGCGCAAGCACCTGGTCACGCACCAGCTGCGCGGCCATCGCACGACGCCGCGCGATCTCCCGTGGATCATCCATTGCCTTGTACCTCTTCGTTGAGTGCGCTTTTCCGCTCGACCACCAGCGCATCGAGCGCGACATGCAGCCGCTTCAGTGTGCGTTCGGTCGCGCCGTGCTTGCCCGGCCGGTTCTTCAGCCGCGAATAGGTCATGAAGTGAACGTTGGCCCGCTGGCACAGTTCGTTCTGATCGATACGAGCAGCCGCCCGACGCGTTTCGATGTCCGAAAATTCCAACACCGCGAATCACCTTGCCGTTAACTTGCTCATCGTGATAAGCGAATATGCTGATTATGCAAGGCGTGTGTGCGTGCGTGTTGTAGCGAGTTCCCCAACTATTGTGCGCGGCATGAGCCAGCAGCACGACACGAAGGCATGGATCGAGGCGGTCGCCCGATACATGAACCTGTCGTTGTCGGAGCTGTCGCTGAATTCGGGCATGGCGGCGTCGACCGTCACCCGCTACATGAACGACAAGTCCGGACGACTTACGGTTACCGACCGCACGCTTGACGCGATCGCCACCTATTCCGGCATCCCCAAGAACGTGATGCCCGGCCAACGCCGGCTTCCCGGCTTCGGCGAAAGCGAGACGCTACCCCACGACATGGAGCGCGACGAACCGCTCCCCTCATGGGTGGCCACCGCGATCGCCGCGCACAAGGGCAACCGAAATGGCGTTGATGCCTGGGTCATGAAGGGCTGGGCGCTTGATCTGCTTGGCATTCTGCCGGGCGATATCGTCTTGATCGACCAGAACCGCCGGCCAAAGGCTGGCGATATCGTGCTTGCCCAGCTCACCGACCTGGTGACACAGCGCACCGAAACGGTAATGCGGCGCTATGAGGCGCCATTCATCACCACCCATTCTTCCAAGCTCGGCCCGTCTCGGCCCGAGCAGGTAGACGACGACCGCGTCGTCATCATGGGCGTTGAAGTCGGCGTCATCCGTCCCCGCCATTAGCACTTAACAAAAGCCATGGCCTTTCGCAGTTGACGAAAGCCATGGCCTTTCGCGAGTCGCGCACTTTACAAAAGCCATGGCTTTTCGCGAATCGGGCAATTGACAAAAGCCATGGCTTTTTATGCGGCATCGCTGGACGCCGATAAGCGCATGTAAGCGCGCTTCAACATTCCATATTGCAAGATAAGCGAATTTGCTTATTGTAGGCAGCGACTCAAGCGGGACGCCTGCCATGCTCTCCAACGAAACAGCCGGCCTCGAAGAGGTTGCCGCCGCGCTCGGCCGCAAGCCGTCCTGGCTGAAGCGCCGCTGGCTGCGGCTGCACCTCGAGCAGGGTTTCCCGCGCAAGATCTCGACCGGCGATGTCTGGCCGCGTCGGGCGGTTGAAGTGTGGCTGCGTTCGGGCGGGGTCGTCGCACCCCAGCCGCTGCCCGCGAACCAGAACGAGGGCGCAGCCGATCTGGTGGCGAACGCCGCCGCCGCGCTGCGCGCCCGCTACAATGGAGTGAACACATGACGGCCCCAATGGCGGCACTTGCCGCCAACACGCAGATCGACCCGGCCACGCTGTCATCGCAGCAGCGCCGCGCCGTCAACCTGATCAAGACCACCCGGCTTTACCGCCGGCCGAACGGCTACGGCCGCCCGCCGGCCTCTGTCAGCCTCGACATCGTGCGCTCGCTGCAGGGCCTCGGCCTCGTGCGCCTCGACAATGCCAGCTGCCCGGTGCTGACCGGCTCGGGCCTCAACCTCCATGGCGTCATCGAACAGCGCGCGGGAAGGAAGCGGACATGATGACCACCGAACAAGCCTATTGGGCGATGATCGGCCTTGGCGCGCTGTGCGCGGTCGGCCTCGCCGGCGTCTTCCTGCTGGTCGGCTACCTCCTGCCGCGCCCCAAGCGCTTCGGCTTCGATGTCCGTGACGATCACTGAACCCCGCCGGCCGCTTCCCCCCAGCGGCCGGCCAAGCCCGGCGGGATTGTTCCCTCCCCATGCGTACCCGCCGGGCCTGAATTCACGAACCGCCCCTTCCTGTCGGTCGAGGGCGCAACCTGCCGGGCGGCCGTGAATGGCGCCCGGCGTATTTTTTTCAGGAGAGCAGTATGAAATCGGGAACGCGGATCGCATTGCACAGGCTGGACCTTTGCCCGGTTTGCCTGGTTGGATTTTCGGCCGGTGACAGCTGCGCCACGGACATCGAGCTAGGCACCTGCCATGCCGCCTGCCTGGAGGGCGCGCCCGTGGTCTATCTCGACACAGGCGAGCCGAGCGACGGTCCGGTGACGACGTTCCCTTACGAGCCGGACTGAAGCCGCCTTTGACAAACCCGCCGGCGCGATTCACCCTCGCGCGTGTAGGAGCCACACCATGCCCAAGTTCACATCGCATCCCCACGTCGCATGGCGCGATGGCCGGCCGCGCTTTTCGCCAGGGCCGCAGCTGCGCGCCGCCGGCCACCAGGCCAATGACTTGCGCCACGCGGACGGCCGTTGGTTCAGCCGCGGCGAGGCCGTGGATTGGTCCGATGCCTTCTGCAAGACGTTGGCGGCCGCCCGCAAGGCCGAGCAGGAGAAGCCGAAGACGGCAACCGCGATCGCAGCACCCCGCTACGGCAGGCCGGCGCTGTTCACGGTCGGCCAGATGTTCGAGGACTGGTATCGCTCGCCAAAGTTCAAGCTGCCGCATGATGCCGAACTGCGCCGGCGCCAGGTGGCGGCGCGCATCGTCTATGCGCCGAAGTCGATCGTGGATTTCAAGCAGAAGGCACGCGTCATCGAGAACGACCACCCGGACCTGTGGGCCTCGCCGGTCGACGCGCTGGAGCAGGCCATCGTCTTCGGCGTCTATGAAGAGCTGGTCGCGTCGCGCGGCCTCGCCACGGCGCGCGGCACGATCGCCACGCTGTCGGTGGCGCTGGGCTGGGCCAAGCGGCGCGGCAAGACGAAATTCCGCATGAACGGCGGCGTCAACCCGGCGCAGGATCTCGGCATGGCGACGCCGCCGCCGCGCGTGCGCTTCGGCACCCGCACCGAGATCGAGACGCTTGTGGCCGTTGCCGACCATGTCGGCTGGCACGAGGTCGGCGACATGACGCTGCTTGGCGTCTGGACCGGCCAGCGCCAGGGCGACCGGCTGGCGCTGGAGGATCGCGGCCTGTTGAACAAGCGCCGCGTGTTCCGCCAGGCCAAGACCGGCGCCGTCGTCGCCATCCGCGAGGCGCCCGAGCTGGAAAAGCGGCTTGCCGCCTCGAAACTGCGCCGCGCCGCCGCGCGCGCCGAAGCCCTGCTGGGCGCCGAGACGCCGGAGGAACGCGCCGCGATCGAGCGCCGCTTTGCCCGCATCATCCTCAACGAGCTGGTCGACAAGCGTTTTGAGAAATGCCTGTGGCAGACCTATCAGGGCCAGGTCTACAGCCACCGCTTCGCCGAGGTGCGCGACATGGCCGTGCGCGGTATCCGCGCGGAGAACGGCGTCGACTGGCTGATCAAGCCTTGCCCGACGCTCAAGGATTTCATCGAGCCGGACCTGCGCGACACCGCCGTGACCTGGCTGGCGCTGGCCGGCGCCACCGTGCCCGAAATCTGCTCGATCACCGGGCACAGCTTCGACAGCGCCACGCGCATCCTGAAACACTATCTGGCGCGGCACCCAGAAATGGCCGACGAGGCGATCCGCAAGATGATCGCTTGGCACGAAGCCGACGGCGAAACGGAGATTGGGCTGTGAAAATCGATGTTCCGCTTTGGCAGGTGATGCCGTCAGCCGATCGCAAATCCTTTGTGCTGGCGCGACGCCTAGACGACAGTCATCCGGCTGGGCGACACATTGAGCAGATCGACCAGAGCTTTTCGACGGAAGGCGCCGCCAAGGTGGTTGCTGCGACACTCAACACCGAGATGGTTGAGTCCTATCGCCGTACGATCGCGCAGGCGCGCCGCGACATCGGCGAAACGGAGATTGGACTATGAGCGAGGAACCGCGCCTAGAACACCGGATGAATCGCGCTATGTCGGTCGCCAATACCGTGTGGAGGGAGATCCGCGACTTCATCCCTCACAACTGCCAGCATGAAGCTTTTGACCGCATGTTGAACGTGTTTCATCAGCATGGGGTGGAGATCATCACCGATCGCGACCGCCGGGACATGGGCTTGCCGCCGCGCGGACCTGATGGCTGGACAGCCGAGGAAATCTTCGTGCTCGAGCAGCTGCGGCTCGATGCCATGATGAACGTCATCGTTCCCATGTCGTCATCGGTGAAAATCAGCAAATGAAAATCCCCGCTGGCGCCGAGACGGTCGAAATGGTCGACGGTCGCGTCTACTATTCCACCGATGGCTGGCACACCGTCTACCTCTGGAAGGACGGCAAGGCCCGCAAGCTGCCGAAGAAGCAGGCCGACCTTGCCCGCTTCCTCGCCATCAGCCAGGGGAGCTAGCCGGAATATTTTCCTTGCCCGCTTGACGCCATCGCCGCGCGGAACGAAATCGGAACGATGGATCCGCTCTTCGATGCCGTGCCCGGCAAGGCCTATTATGCGATCAGCTTTCGCGACATCCCGCCGGCCTACATTCTCGGCGGCCGCTGCCTGGTCTGCGGCCATGTCGGCCCGGTCGATCGCCACCGCATCGAGCGGCGCTGGGGCGGCGGCGAGCAGCTGCGCTTTGTCGGCCAGCGGCATCTGCGCTGCATGCCTTGCGGCAACACCGTGCGCAACCACTTCACTGTCGTCGGCTGCTATCTCGCTACGGCTTTTCCAGCAGCGCCGCCAACTGGTTGACCAGCGCCAGCGCCTGGGCGCGGTCGGGTCCGTCAAGCTCGAAGGACGTCGCCAGGCGAGCCAGCAATTCGCCGTTCTGGCTGCGGCCGTTTTCAGCGGCGGCGATCTTCAGCCGCTTCATCAGCGCGGCCGGAATGCGGGCATGCAAGGTGATGGTCTGTTCGGGCATTGCCCGCTCTTATGGCGCAATCCTTAACAGCGAGAAATGCGGCCACGCATGGGCCGGATGGCCCACATGTGGGCCTGCTTATCCCCGCTAATCACATGGCGCAACACCCGGTAACACTTAGGTGATTGATACAACCGGTTATGTCGTTACCCTATGGGCAACCCGCCACAGAAGCGGGCCGGGCAAGACCAGCGGCGGGGTCATGCGGCTTCCTGTGAGGGACGGGAAGGAGCGGCAAATATTTCGCAAGGAGGTTTTAAGTTCGGTTCCCCCAACCAGCCAGCGCCGGCCGTCAGAGAGGCCGGCGTGCGCCAACATCACGGGAAGCCAGTGCAGTGCATAGACATCAAGAAGATGCGGTCAACCGTATCGACCAGCAGCTAGCGGAGATGAGAGACCTACTAAACGCCCTCATCTTCATTTCCGAAAACGTCGAGGACCACCAGCACGAGCTGTTGCGCCACTCGGCGGTGACGCTCTGCTACACCGCCCTGGACAAGATCAGGGACGCGGATCGAGACGTCACCCGAATCCTGCGCCACGCGGCATAG